TTCCAAATAAATGTTCTAAATTCATTTGCCAAACGTGAAGAATACGTTTTAATTAGTTTGTTTCTTATAAACTCTTCTAACTTAGCAACAATGAGGGGTCTAGTCTTGCTTGTTGTAGAGAAGCCCGCGATAGTTCCGGTGCGGTGTTCCCCTAGGTGCTGGTCGATGTATTCATGTGTAGACTTAATGGAATAATAAAGATTAGGATAAGCATACTCTATAAGCTTGTCTATGACGGTGTAACCGATTGAATTATTCTCGACTACCATCATGGCATTGCCGAACTCTCGTCCAACCTGATTGAGCATGTTGGCATAAAGATCGGGTGTAGGTTTGCCCTGATACTCTCCAATGATCTCCATCGTTTCTAATTTTAAAATGTGAAATGTGGAGCTATCAGCACCGTCGCCTCTTGCAACGTCAGCAGCGATAAGATAATTGCAGGTTGGATCGTGCTCTTCCCAAATCCAAAAGTTTCTATCAAAGCCAGTTCTATGCTTTGGTTCTTTTACCATGGACATCATCCATTCAATCGCTGATGGATCGACAACTGTCTCGCCTGAAGTATTGAAGTTGCACTCCAACTCCTGTGCGATTTGTCTTTTGGACATGTTCTTGGTTTCTTTCTTAAACCATTCTTCATCTCTTTCCGGGTGAACGTCCCACATAAGTGTCGTGAGTTTGAAATTATTATCATTGCTCTCGGCACCTACGCAAGTTTTGTGGAACCAGTTGCCAACACCATTTGGTGTCGAAATTGCAATGCAGCGACCACCAGTAGATAGCGTTGGGTAGAGACCAGTCCAGAGATCTTCTAGACCCTCAATGTGTGCTGCCTCATCAAGAACAAGCAGGGACAGAGCCTCAGAGCGACCAGCGTCGCCCGATGTTGAGGCAGCCTTGATTGAAGAACCATTGGACAACTCAAAAGATGTGCGGTTGTCGGTGGTGATGCTAGCAATCCTGATCCAGTCAGGAAGGTTCTTCATTATGTTTTTGACTTTGCGAACCAAGTTGCCTGCTGTTTCAAACTTGGTAGCCATAACAAGGATGGCTTTGTCTCTGTGAAACAACATCATCCAAACAATGTAGCCAGCCGTAATCGTTGAGATTCCTAGCTGGCGACCTTTATTGATAATGTTAAAGCGATAGTCGTTAAATTCGTTTAGTAAGACATCCTGATAATCGTAGGTCTTAAACAACATAAGCCCATGCATCGGGTGAGAGATGCGGGCATAGTTTTTTAGGAAGTAGGAAGGATCCTTACCACACTTAACGACTTCTTTGAGTATTTGCTTTTTCGTTAATCTTGGCATTCATCTTTCTTTATTCTTTCTTGCCAGAGTTTGCCGGTCTCTTATCGTTAGGGGGGCGTGTTCCAAGACCGCCCTGGGACATAAACTTTTGCCACCCGGCGGCGAGCTTGTCTTCGGTTGCTTCGCCGACAACGGAAACCTCTTCCATGCCGCCAACTTTGTACTCCATAACGGCTGTAACCCAGGAGCGAACTCTTGAAGAGTTCTCAACGCGAATGTCGATTTCGCCTTCTTTGGTAAGCTTGACAGTAGAGCCAGTAATCTTGCGGGCTTCCTTCTTAAGAAACTTGACAATCTCAGCCATCTGTGATTCAACATCAGACTCGAAACCGTTAGCGTAAACCTCTTTAAGAGTTACCTCTGACATGTAAGAAAGACGCATTATGTTGCCATGGAACTTAACATTGAAGCCATCCATCACTCGCTTATCGATTAGCGGGTCGCCCTCTTCTCTCTTTAGTCCTGCTTTGATGGGCTCGCCATCTTCAGTCATTGCGCCGTCGTAGGCGTTTGCTGCGGCTTGTGATAAGCCCTGAACGATTTCGTAAACTGTAGCCATTATTCCATTCCTTTATTGTGCTTGCCATCTAAATAGTGGTAGACTTTCCCTAAATAGTCAGCAGCGAGAGTAATTTTTGATTGAACCCAGCCAGGGAGGTCAGAATATTGTGAAGCAAGTTGGGAGACCTGTGGGGCGTATTTCTCCAGTTTGTGTAAATCAGAAAGAGCCATCTCCACTTCGTGACCATCATCTTCTATGCCGCCTATCATTTGGTGACCTTCATTGGTTTGCTCTGGCTCTTCTTTCGGTATACCCTTGTTCATAAGCTCGAACCCTCTTTGAATGACAGTCTTGCCTCTGACAAGATCGCGCTCCGCAGCCATCTGAAACATCTTGTCAATCATTTGATTAAGAAACATCAACTCTTGTGATTTTATTACATTTAAATCAATGTTCTTGATCGTGTCAAGAATTTCTGCCTTAAGGGCTTGGGGTGTTTTCGAGCCGGTTAACTTCATCTTATCGTCTTGCTCCGCAAGAACTTCTCTGATTAAAGCCCGTAATTCTTCAGCTTTCATTTGGTCGCCATCCTTTTTGCCAACGTTCTTCTCTTCCTTCTACCCATTTGATGTAACACTTGTAACAGCAATTAAACTTTACAAGGGACACATCATCGCGGGTAGATTGTGAGAAGGCACCACAAACAGGGCATCCTGTTTTGGATTCTCTATTAAGTAGTTTTCTTGAAACCTTTATTCCATTTAGTTCTACTTTGTCGTTGGCTTCATCATTTTTCTTTTGTTTCTTGTAGAGATCTCGCATCTGTTCAAGATAGACTTTTTCCTTTTCTTCATCCCAATCTGCTTTGGGATTTTGAATGGCTTCTTCACCATACTTCTTGGCGATAGCCTGCTCTACTTTAACAATGTAGTCTGGGTCATTACTCATTTAACCGCCTGTTGGATTCCATAGTAAGTTGCGCCACCGAGAGCTACGCCGCCTACAAACCACATCCATTTATAAGCTGGTGCTTGCTTCTTCACGATCTTCTGTAGTTCTACAATCTCGGTGTCTTTTTCTATTATCATCAAGTTGTGTTTTCTATTGAGGGAGTTGTATCTTATCACTTGTTGCTCCAACTCAAGAGTAAAATCATTTTGTTTTATTTCAAGTGTTCTTGTCCATTCGATCTCGCACTCTTCTTTCACGCGCTGTGGTGCTGTAAGAACCTCGGACAAAGCCTCGGGGTTGAAGACAACGCCCTCTATGGGAGACGGGGCTCCTTCATCAACAATAGAAAACTCTGGGCTTGCGCCAGCAGTCGAGATCATAAATAATAAATTAAGGAACATAGGTGAATCCGTAGATGTCTTCTATCTGAACTATAAGGGCTTCTTTATCTTCCCTGTAGTTTCTTATAACACGCTCCTTCTTTTTGTCAATCTCATTTGACAAATCAATCAGGGCATCTTGATAGCGTATCTCAAGCTTTTCATTTCTTATTCTGTATTCTTCAAGAGCTTCATCACGCTGCTGTAATTCTTCGGCGTGGATGCCCTGTAGTTCTTCTATCTGTGTCTTTAGTGATTGCTGTGAAATTTCGTGTGCCTTGATAATGTTGCGCACATCATAGCGGCTTTTACCAAACACAACAAGAAGGAGCAGGACAAGCCCGATCTCCTTCCAGTGTCTTAAGCAGAATGCTAGAATCTTTTGCTTCACTCAAGTCCCTTAAGCTTTACAATAGCGTCAATCACAGATTGACCACCGAGATAAAGACCAGAGATAATAACCCAGTCTGCCGATTCTAGTCCGCCCCAAGCCATAAGACCTGTGGCAGTGAGCCACACGAGTAGCTTGCGGGATGTAAGCTTTTGGATGCCGCTGTCGAGTAGTGCTTGTTTCTGCTCTTTACTCATCATTTGGCACCCATGTTCTTTAGCTGCTCGTAGATAAGACCAACGAGAACTGGTAGAGACATGACGCCGATTAGCGGTGCCATCTTCTGGACAGCATCAGCAACAATCTGCATAGATTCAGCGTCCATACCTTCTTGTAGCTCTGCTTCTTCCATCATGGGCTCAGCAGCAACATCCATTTCGCCCTGTAGCATGCCCATAGCATTCATGAGCATTTGCATAGCGGCTGCTTTGTCGCCTCCGCTCATACCCATGATCATCTCTACAATCTTTTGTGCTTCTCTGACTTCTGGATACGCATCATCCATTCTTGGATCATCATACATCTCAGCCATAATCTCTTCTTTGATTAGAGCTAATAGCTCTGATTTTTTGATTTTCATTTTTTTTCCTTTGCGATCTTTGTCGCCGTTGCGTACATTACGCTTTCGGCGTCATCGCCATAGCGCTTTTCAAAATCACTCTTTGATTTCTTCATGCCTTTAACTACTTTCTCTTTTTCTTTTTTCTCGGGCTTTGTGAGTTTTTTCTCTTGCATGCTGGCGTATTCTTCGGGTGGTTGACCACTCATCCAAGCATCGTAAGGATTGGGAGAACTATCATCAATCTCGTAGCCCATTTTGAACACGACAGACACCCATTGCTCAAAAGACATCTGCTGCCCTGCGACTGACTGGGCTCTGTCCATCTTCTGCTGGTCTCTGAACTGTTCCGATTCTTCTACTTGGGCGCGAACATCTTCGCCAAACATCTCCTCAACCTCTTCATTCGTGAGGACTACTTCA